CACATGTTTGCTTCTCAGGATATCCCCCTTTCCGGCTTTATGCGGGATCGGGGCGAAGTGCGCATCCTTGACTGGCCATTACTGGTTACGCAAGGGTAGTACACGACTCCTGGGGAGTGAGCAGCTCCCTGTACTAAAGAAGTTTGCGAGGGTCGTATTTGGGAGGTAGCCCGCGAGTTCCCTAGCGCTGGTTACGCCGTATACTCTACGAGCTAGCCAGTACCGGAATTCCGGCACTGACAGATCACAAGCCTCGATGGCAGGGAGGGTTATCCCTACTACCAAGGCCCGAGATCCCACCTATACCGTTGGTGGCCATTGGTCACCTAACGGAGCCTCAATCCCTGGTCGGTACTTACGTACTGACTTCAGGATCCAGGTCATATGTCTCCGGGCGCGTCTCTCCTTCAATTCAGAAGTGAAAGATACGTCCCAGAGAGTACGACCTGAGGCACGGTTTACCACCGTAAGGAAATCTCGGGAAGACCCACGGTAGTCCTCAATAAATCTAGCTCGTATCCTGCTCAAGAAGAACAGGTAACGAGTGTAGAAATTAGAGGCTACCGGGTAGTTTACGGTTTCGATGTACGCTCGTAAGGCGTATACGAAGAGCCGTAAGGCTGATGAGCAGGTAACTGCTATCAGCCACCAGCCTAATGGTGTCATCCACAAGATGATCCACATGGCTAACCCTCTTGGGACCCTCCGCCCTAAAAAGCGGTTTAGGTCCGGAACCACTGTTTCCAGTGGTTTCTTCCAGTTTACTGGAAGGAGAGCTGCCAGGTGACTTGCGAACGCAAGGTCCTCCAAGTATCGATAAATCCCGACCTCCTGTGTTGGACGAGAGGCTCTGGTTCTCACCAGTTCCTCAAGTTCCTCAACAGTGAGGGAAGGAAGCATCTGTACAAGGAAGATACCTTGCCACAGCGGGAATCCTGGCTGAACACACATAGCAAAAACTATGCGCATCTGGTTTTGGAGTTTCCAAATCGGCGTGGTAAGCCGAGGTGGAACCCGAAGCAAGAACGCAACGGTTCTAGCTATAGCTATCGGGAAAAGGGAATGGCCTCTCTTCACAACGTGTGCAAAGAGTGTAGCTGAATCTCCAGGATTGACACAAGCCTGATAAATCAGGCCTATGGGTATTCCTGAAAGATCCTCGTCGTTTCGAATGAGCCTTTTGCAAAACTCAAACGATCCGATGCTCGACACCAGTGATTTACTCATTGATATCGACACTCCCCATCCGGTAACCACGGCCAGGTAACGTGCGGCGACTTTGTCGTTAAGAATAACAACATCGTCACCCACAATACCGTATTCCCCGAACCATCCCGAGAAGCCTTCTAAGTGTGCACAGTACTGGACGATAGCATGGTGAGCTAAAGCCAGCATGGCCCAAGAAGAGTAGGCTCCCATTGGTTGCCCAACGGCATACTGTCGGTCCTCCCGGTGTGACTCACGTCCACCGAGTTCGTTGACAGTGCTCCATCTATCCTCCCAATTACGGAAGGTTAGTAAAGCACGCCAGAAGACACTAAACGACCCATCAAAGAGTCGTGTTAGCATAAACTGGTAGATATCAACTGGGATTCGATCAGTCGCTGAGGATAGATCGTACGAAAAAGCGGTAAACGTTGCTCCCTGTTCCTGGGCCTGTATGAGCCCTTCTCCAACTTTACGCTGGAGCATGGCTACACAGGACTCCTGACCAAATGTTCCGTCCTGAGGAATCTCTCGGAGTACGGCGAAAATAGCTCTGTGCAGTGGCTTGAGAGCCATCTGCGTCCAGAAATCTACGATCGCCACAACCCGGATCTTCCCCGCAGCTTCCTCTAATCGAGAAAGCCGGGCGGATACACCCAGTTTGGAAACCCGGGGACGGATGCTGAAAAGGTAACGAAGGTAGTACCAGACGTGGAGTAATCCACGCTGGAGCCGACCCCCTCTGGGTCCCACAATCGATTCTATCCCTTCATTGGGCCAAATGCCCTTTAAAGAGACAGGAAAAGAAAGTGAGACGACAGAGTAAAGGAAGGCTAGCCAACCGATTACCAATCGGAAGGCCCAATACCAACGTCGCCCGTAAGCATGGTTCACAAATTTCAACAGGTGTGTAAGATTTTCCGGCTCACAGTATTTTAGTACTGCTGCGTCTTTCAACGCGGAGACGGAAGCCCTACCACCGTTGGGACCAACTGAAGTGGACAACGTCGCAAAAGACGGTCTCCCTAAGCGAATCCGTTGTGGTAACAAGGCAAAGAACTTGGGAAGGAACGAACTAAAGTCGCCCCAGTCCTCCACAGAACCTGTGAAAGGACCGGTAATCGACTCTATCTTAAGTATGCCGGGGGTAACTAACCCTCGGTACACTCCAAGAATGCTAAGAGTACAAACAGTACAAATAGTATGTCCAGACCTAACCCAACCTCTGAGCCTAGTGGGAAGAATGGTCGGAAGACCTCCACTCAACCCAACCATGACTGAGCCTTCGCAGACTCGTAATGGGACACCGGCCACATAGTGTTGCACCACTCTCACGCACTCTTTCAAGTACGCGATTGTGAATGTAGCACCGTTGGCTCGGTACAGGGCTTCGATCTTTTTCGACATGGACGTAAAGTCCTGCCGTAAAGACGAACCTACCCCAAATAAGAGGCTGAGAAGTCGGGGCAGACGCCCCAGCCCACCTCTAGCTGTCAACCAGGTGTGTATTAGTCTTATCATGATGTTAATCGTGAGAAAGGCTGTACGCACCACTGTCACACCGAAGATTGCTCCTCGGAACGTGGTCGGGGGGTCCAGGCCAAGGGCTACCTCGGGGGGTAAGGAAATCCAAAGGATAACCTATGTCAAGACTGAGAGTAGTTAGCTCTCCTCAATGCATCGTAAGTACAGAGAGTGTCCAGACCCGGGGGCCCGATAGTAGCGCCTCC